TTACAGATACAGCCGCAACCTTCATTCCCATATCATACATAGTCTTAGCGTTCTTGAGCTTCTCACAGTTCATGTCACGTACTGTACGACCAGCAGAGATACCAAGTATTTGTGTCTGCACAGCACCAGCAACACCGACAGTACATAAGTCAGAGTTACTTGCACTTATCTGTGGCGATATAGCAGAAGGTGGTGGACTATTGATTGTAGTCTCCATAGATCCACTAGAAGTTATTGTACTGTTAGTGTCGGTCTTAATTGTATCGTCAGCATATACAGTACTACCAATTAGTAGGGTAAGTAGTATAAGTAAGTGTTTCATTTTCTCTCCACGAGTCTATCTAGCTTTTCCTCTATCCTATCAAACTTACTCATTATTTGACCAAGGACTTGATTTGAGTCAACCTTAGTGACATACTCTTCTCTAGTTCTATTCAATAGTATACGTAATCTACTCAACTCTATTACGTAGCCTCTTAGAACGAATCCAATAAAACCAATACCTAAAGTTAGGACACTACTCCACAGGTCTGTCATCTCCATTATCTTAACTCTGCCCAGTGTTCAAACACAGGGTAGTTAGTAGCACCACTTATCTTATAGTAGTGACCAACAGGAATGATAAAACCAACCGTGTTTCTGTAAGCATTGGGTTCTCCCATCCTATTTTGTATATTTACCCACGTACTGCCATTTGAAGACACCTGTACAGGTACGGCTCTAGCAGATGTTATTATTACTTGTATAGGTCTTGATGTAGTGTTCTCATAAGAAGTGTTAGGTGATCTAGAACCAGTTACGTCTACCCAACTTTGACCATATCCTATACTGTTAGCGTTAAAGTAAGTACTTATAGCACCAGCAAGTTTAGCTGGGGATACTAGACTTTCAGTTGTACCTGTTCCTGTATTCCAGACACTTGCATTTTGATCCCCAAGAAGTCCAGTTGTTGAACCACCTGATGATACTAGAAGTGTATCATTAAGTATAGAAGTCACACCTGTTGATTGGTTTATGTATATTACATCCACCCAAGAACTATCAGCTTCGTTTCTCACCTTAAGTATGTTATTGGTCACGTCATACCAGAACATATTAGCATAAGTTGTAGTAGGAGCTGAAGTACCACTATTATTACTAGCGAGGGCTTGCAGTCCGTTGTTTATATCAGAACGTGCGCTACTGGCAGTCTGGTTAGCTATAGAAAAGTCATGTTGTGACATATATTAGTACTCCACTGTGGCACTTAGTGCCGATATATTAGGGGTTATTTTCGGGCCAGTATTAGAAAGGGTAGCTCTAAACTCTACATACCTACCTACTATCTCTCCAGTAGCATCTACAAATGTTGCACTAGATAGATTATTTACTGTATCTGCGGCTCTAGCTTCTACTATAACACTGTAGTCTGAGAACTCTGCGTCCTCATCTGTCCAAGTATCAAAGTTATTAGGCCAAGTGTCCCAGTTATTAGGTATGTCGTCCCAGTTAACTTCTCCATTAACAGCATCTTGATGTTTACGAGATACAGTAATAGCATAAGATAGTCTAATTGTACGAGCTGTACCTACATCAAAATAACCACTGCCACCATGATCAAACTCATAGACCCCAGTGGAATTTGCATTAGCAAAGCTAGTCATAAATAGCTTACCACCAGAGACAGTAAGGTTAGTCTTAGATCCACTAAAACTTGTGCTTTCTGTATCTGTGTCAGTCTGACCTAGAGCTGGTAATTCAGAAGTAGAAATAACAACAGAAGTTGCAGTAGTACTCTCGTTACCTGTCTTATCTACAGCCGACACAAAGAACTTACCAGCAAGTGCAGGGAAGGAAACAGACGTAGCTGGTCTAGCAATCTTCTCTACCTTTACTAATGTAGAAGCATCTCCAAAGTTTGCAGATGAGTTTGATGAGTAATGCAGTTTATAGTGTGATAAATCTAAAGCAGTAACTGGCGACCAATTAAAGAAAGCAGTACCCCCCGATAGTAAATGGGTTAGATTAGTAGGTGCAGAAGGTGGTGTAGTATCATGTGTTACGTTAAAGGTAGTTGTAATTGTAGTACCTTTGTAACCAAGAGCATTAACAGGTGTAACTGATATAGTATAGTTTATAGCTGGCTCATTTACTTGAGGTGCATCTATACCTACTACCTCAAACCTACCTGCTGTATTACCCTCATTAACAAGAATAGCTTGACCTACAGATTTAAACTCTGTGTCTGCTGTTTTCTTATATTTAACAATGACTGATTCTACACGTTCTATCTCATTTGAAGTTGCTTCTATAACAAGCACATTAACAACACTCTCGTTAACTTCTCTATACTCCTTACTCACAGTAATACCAACATTAGGTACATCGTAGTAAGGTAAGAGAGTAGTATTGTTACTAATAATATCTAGTTCATCTGCTTCAGTAAAACCAAAAGCGGCTTCACTACTTTCTCTTAGAGTTAGAGAAACTCTTAAGTCTCCCCCTTCTACATTAGGAGATAGCTTCCAATCAGTAACCTCAAATGTCTTTTCGTTACCTGTAGTCCAACCATATCTTTCGTTTCTAAACTTAACAAAGTCACCCACCTCAATATCTAGAGCATTTAACCCAAACTCTGCGGTTAGAGTAAGTTGTTCTCTATTCCTAAAGAGCATCTGCTTTGCAAGTCTTTGAGCCGCAAGGGAATTAGTGGTATAAGGTAGTGCTAAGTCTAAAACAGACTCTACGTTACTATCCTCACTTAAGAAAGTAGGAGAGTTAACTTGAGGGTAATCTGTGCTTATGTACCCTTGGTCTTTATCTACAAATGTACCTCTTACTGCATTAAAGTTATTTGCCATAGACATCTTAGTGTCAAGACCTATACCGCTTCTTAGGTCGTCTAACGTAAGTATTTTAGTAGGAGCAACAAAAGCCCCAGCAAATAGTCTCCAAGATCCAGCACCCCAAAACAAAGTACCTGCACATGAAGTCATCATATCTTGAAGTACATTACCAATGCTTTGACTTGATTGTACTACACCATTAATAGTGTATTGCTTTGAACTATCAGATAGTATTGTAGTATCATCAGATACAGAAGCGGCTTCCTCAAAAGTAGCATAATCAACACTGATGTCTTTTAGGCCATAATCAGATGTTATAAAGTCTCTTATTATCCAAGCGGCATTGTCAGTCCAAGTAGGTGTTTGAGCTACACCATTAATAGTAGTAACTACCTTCTTACCTTTTACTACAGCAGTTATAACAGGTACTCCATTTGCAAATATACTTGAGTCATATTCTAGTCTACAGTAAAGATAAGCTATACCTTTACCTACAAAGTCAACTGGAGCAGAAGTCTCAGCGTGTAGGGTTGTAGCTAAACTTTCACTAGAGTTAGCAAAAGTACTTGTAGCACTTGTTTGACTTCCATCATGCACATACACTTTAACTTTTTGTCCCCAAATATTTTGAGTAACATTCTCATTAGACATAATAACTATAGCGTCATTAAGGTAAATAGACTCTACACTATCTATTTCATGTCCAGCTAGAACTATTATCTGGTGAAGTACTACATTTGCTCCTCCAGAAACTTGTTGGAAAGTAATTGTACCGCCTTTTCTAACTTTTCCATAAACAAACTGCATAGGAGCTAAGGGGGCTTTACTATTAACTTGTAGTCCCTGAGAGTTATTAGGGTTAGCATCAGGCTTAGGCATTAGAGAACTTACTAATGCTGTTGTAACCATACTTATAGCTACGTAAGTTAAAGCATAAGCCGCATAGTAAACAGCAGTTCCTGATACACCACCAGCTATAAATGTAGCTATTGTACCTATAAGAGTAGTAGGTTCTCTGGGTGCTATCTCAAATGAGTTGTTGTGCCTTAATACGTTAAAAGGAGTGTTGTGTTTATTTATCGACATACCCAAGCACTTTCTACATCTTCAATGTTTAATCTTGTTAAGCCTTCCATGTTAAGGAAGACAGCCCTAGAGCCGATGGAAATACCTAGAGCGACACCAGTTATCCATCTACAACCTGCTCTAGTTGTAACTAGGCTACCAAATACAGGTCGCTCAATTCTAGTTAGTTTAGTAGCTAACCCTTCATCTAAAGAGTTAAAGCCAAAGTCGTCTCTTACGCTTCTTGGTCCTTTAGGATGTACGCCATTACTTTGCATATACAACCCTTCCCAATCATCAGCATAACCTACACCATACATAGCTCTAAATGCACCATTAGTAAAAGTGAAACAGTCATGTACACCCCACTGAAAGGGTATACCTATCATCTTATCTAAGTAAGAATTTAACTCTACCTTCCCCATGTTAATTGTGCATCTTGTAGTGATTGCACATAGGAAAAGAAGCTATCTCCATCATATCGGGACTGATGATTTTCATTCGTATATCTCCAGTTACTAGATCGCTCTAGTTCTATTAATTTGCTCTCTACTGTTAAAGCAATAGTACTTGACTCTGCTTCATCGGATATTTTCATCTTGTCCATTTTACCAGAGAATATTTCTACTACAGATGAATCACTTTGTTCACCTAAGTATAACCTCATTGGTCTTCTCTGATAAGGTTCTTGTAAGGCTAGTGAAACTATAGAAGTTGGTATACCTGACAAAGTTAACTCTACAGACTTAGATGATAGATCTCCTACCTCTTCTAGATCGCCAATAGTAAGTAAACTACCTGTACCAGTAAATACTTGATCGCTACCTTGTACGTTAATAGTCCTGTCGCCTAACCCAGTCCACATACGTAGTGGTCCTATATTTGCAATATTTCCTTCTACATCTGTAGAAACTCTGGTATCAAACATAAGCTCTACAGCAAAGTAAGGTTGTATTTTGTCGCCTATAAGAGCAGATAAAAGAGAAGAAGGTATTGATCTACTCATCCTACTACCTCCGTTGCTCCAAAGGATATACCAAAGAAACTTGCATTGTTAACTGACCAAGAAGTCTCGTTAGCTGATAACCTAAAGACCCCAGCGGAATTAGTTAGGTCAGCTGATACACTTGATCTAGCTTTCCTTAACTTAGGCCATATCTCTAGTGTACCATCTCCAGATTGATCTTGTAGTACTTTATGTAAAGTAGCATCTGCGGCAGTACCTAGTTGTATGTAGTCACCAGCTTTAAGTGTACCAGTCATAACTACACCTACAGAACTAGCACCTACAGCACCCGTTATAACAGCAGACGTTGCAGTACCCCTCACAGTCTTAGCTGATGGGTCGTTAAGTAGGAATGTACCTGACATACCCTTTAAGCTCATCAGAAAGCTAATCCAAGTCTCTGCATCATCTCTATTCATAGGTGGTAAACTAATGTCAGCTTCCCACATCTCACCATCATAAGATTGTGTCTGTTGCTTATAAGTAAAAGGAGACATAGATACAGCAACTGTGTTCTTAGCTCTTAGTTCAATACTAGCCATACCAATGTTAGTAGGTAAAGCAAGTGGGTAAGAAATAGCCATTATGCCATCGCCCTTCCATAGCTACCACCACGTCTTTTAGCATCTAGTACTGCACCTTTAGCACTGTCTGCAATCTGTGGCATCATTTGTCGTATCTCAGCACGTACAGTTTGTTGTACTCCTGTAGATACATTTATGTTTTGTACGATAGTAGTTGCACCACCAGTTCCACCAGAGTTAGGTGTTATAGTACCTGCCATAGCAGGGGTGAATACTTCTGGTCCACGTTCACCAACAATGTACTTACCTCCAGCGGAAACTGGACCACCATTAGCTTTTGGCTTGAAAGAACCTGCTGGTGCGGCTCCCTCTCCACCTATCTTACCTGAGATAAATCCTGTAATTTGTTGTACGACATAGATACGGTATAACTCTTTTATAATGTCTGCTGCCATAACTTTGAAGGCATCCTTAACAGACGTAGTTCCATCTATCATTTTCATCATGGCACTCTCTATTGAATTTGAGAGAGCGTCACGAACCATGTCAGCTTGTGTCTTAAGATCTTTTAGGTTTTCTTTAGCTATCTTAGTTCCAAACTTAAAGTACTCACCTAAGTTAAAGTCCCCTAATTTTGCTAGAGCATCCATAAGGTCAGAAATAGATGTCATAGGATCTTGTATAGCTTTATTGAGTATATCTAAATCAGCTTTTGCATCTTGTACTGCGGATTTAGCGTTAGCTATATCTTTCTTTATCCTATCACTTCCGTAAGTATTCTTATCTACTTCATTATAGGCTTGCATGAATGACTTAGCGGATTGCGCCCCTATTTGACCAAAGGTCATTGTAGTAAACTTCTTGACATCATCTAATTTATCTACGTCAATTAAGTTAATCTCCATTAGACCAGCTTTTCTTAGTATTGAGTTAATACCTTTTAAGATAAAGTTAAGACCCTGTTGTACTCCTATTAAGACTCTATCAAAAGCCCTTTTTATGAATTGAGCTAGTCCAGCATATATAGACTCCACATTTAAACCTAGAAGCTCAAGTGCAGTAAATAAGTAAGCATTTACACCTGCCCAAATAGCTCTCATCTCTTGCCCTAGAGATTCAAAAGACATTTGCATATTTAGAGCTTTCTCTGATACCCAAAGGTCTAATCTAGCAAACTCTAACTTAAACTGTTGAGCAAACAGAGCTATGTAGTTTCCACCTTTGTTAAAAGCCTCTCTAAATATAGAGGGTATACTCTGTAGTATAGTGAAGAAACCTGCAACTCCAATTATGATGCCGTTTAAGACACCTAGAGCAGTTCTACCTAGCCACCTAAAGGCCGCACCTATAGGTTCGAATATTGTTTCTGTTCCACTAAATAAGTCTTTTAGAGCCGCACCCATTCCCTTAAAGTCAAACTGTAATTCTTTACCTGCGTTCTTAGCTTTAATTAAGGCTGTACCTATAGCTAAACCTGCACCAGCTATAGCACCTAGCGCACCAAAGATACCAAGTAACTGTGGACCCTGTTGACCCAAAGCTACCATAGCACTTGTACCGTTTTGTACCTGAGCCGCAAAGTCACCTACTTGGAAACCTGCTTGTTGTATACCCATAGTAAATCGTTTACTTCTCTTAGTAAGTTTACCTTGTTGTATGCTTGCTCTATCTACAGCCTTACCCATACGTTTAATTCTATTAGTACCCTTAACAACGTCATCGGTGTTAAACCGTAATTTCATATCATCCATCTGAGGTCATAATCCTTATGTATACTGAGTCTAATAGTTTTATAGTTTGTACTTCTCTAGCATCTAGAGGTGTGCCAGTTAATTCACACCAAGACTTTATGTCTGTGTAGGAAAGTGAGTTTGGTCCACTGAAACCTGCCGACCTACCCTGATTAATAGATAAGAAGTAAGTCCACAAACTAGATAGAATATCAGGTAGTCTTGGACCATTGAGTTCTTCTATCTCTCTACCTAGTTGCTTCTCTACTTGCTCTAAGTGTTCTCTCATAGATTTACCGTCTTCATTAGGCTTTGCTAACTTAAACTGATGTTCAGCAAAAGATAGCAGACGTTCTGTTAGACATTCGTAAAATCCACACTGTCAGCAAGAGCCTCTTCTATCTGAGCTTTAGCCCAAGGTAGATCTATGTATATCTCTTTAGCTTTTTCTATAGTCAATTCTGGTTGCTCACCATCGTAAGTGATGTTCCAACTCTTAGTTACTTTAGCCATATGTAGTATAGCACTAGCCTCTAAGTCCTCAGCAGTAACTTGCATCCTACCTGACTTTTCCATACGCTTAAGTTTAATATTTGTTTGTCGATGTACTTCTGACTTATACTCTTTAGTATGAGGAGCATACATAACGATAGTCATCTGAGTGCCATCTTCATTCATAAGAGGCTCATCAGTAGATGGGTTGTGTATAAGCACTTCAACAGTGTCAGTCTTTGGTGTTAAGTCTTTTAAATCCATATCGAGTTTCCTTATCGAGTTCGGGTTAATAAATGGGGAACGTCAGACCCGACACCAACGTCCCCCCACTCTAGCTAGAGTATTCTTTACGAGCGTGTAATACGCAAGTTAGTAGCTT